CCAAACGTATTGATGATATTACCATCTTTATCTGCAAGTCCTACTACCTCAAATAATGTTGTATGTTGAGGAAGATAACTCTGACTGTCTTTATTCCATTGTGCCATTTATTAACCTACTTGTTTTGCGAGGTCTTTGTCTGCACCACCCCAAGTTCCTTTTGATTTGGTTGCAAAACTGTTCACTCTTGCATGTCCCCATTGTTCAGGAGTTGTGCCTGGTCTATGTCCAGTCTTCCATGCGGCTACACCCCTGTTGTATACTTTTTTAAGAATACCAAAAGGGATACCTGTTTTCTCTGCTTTCTTCTTGAGAGATGCATCTGCATTTTCTTCTATTTCAGTCGATTCTTCTTTAACGTCTTTAACGGGAATATAACTTATTAATTTGTTAATCTGTTTAGGAGTTCCTTTTATTTCCAATTTCTCTGCAGAACCACTTCCAATTTTTTTAGGATTTAAACCTGCTTTCTTCGCCCAACCAAAAAGTTCCTTTCTAGTATCTTGCATAAAACCTCTCATGGGTAAAGATAGTTCTAATTCTTTAGCCTCTTCAACTTCTTCAGTTGATTCTTTGAGTTTTACTTTAATCGCTTCGTTGTAAGGGAAACCTTTTAGAGGATTGTCAAACACTTGACTGAAGTGTTTCTTTTTCTTCTCTTTTGCTTCTTCGTGATATGCTTTATTTCTATCCTCTATATATTTCTCTACTGATTGACCAGGCGTATCTTCTTGATATGCATTTCTGATTTCATCAGTTCCTACTTCGTGAACTCCGTTATCGTGTTTATTTCCTACCATTTGGTAATAACCCCTTTTCTTTTAGTTTTCTGAGTCTTGGTTCAGACCTATTATATTTTTGTGATACTATTGATAGGTTAGACTTATCGTTGTTCATAGGGTTGTTATCCTTATGATGTACGTCTTTTCCTTTTATATCTTTTCTATCTTTTAAACTTCTACGTGCTTCATTTCTTTTTGCACGTCTTTGTATTTGTTCGGGTTTAGAATGATAATCTGCATACTCTTTTTTATAATCCCTATCTTCCTCAACATCTTCTTTCTTATTTCTTTTATCATAGTCTTTGATAGATTTTCTTGCAATTTTCATCATTGCCTTTTGATGTGCTTTCTGTTGAGACTTAGTTTTTTCTCTTTGTCTATCTGCAAATCTTTCTTCAATAGTTTCTTCGGATTGTGATTCTCTTTTCTTCTCTGCAGATTTTCTATCTGCATCACGTTTTGACTGAATCTGTTTATCTTGTGTTTCTTTTTCTTTTTGACCTTCTACTCTTTTAGTTTCTCTATCGTGTCTATCTTTGAGTGCCTCTAATTCTTGTTCGTGATTTACCTTAAGTCTTTCCATCTCTTCTGCATGTTTTGCCTTAAGTTGAGCCGCATCAACAGCTGCATCTTCTTGAAGTTCGTCACCCATTCTTAAAAATAGTGTTCCTTTCTTTTGCATTTTATCTGATACAGTCATTCCAACCATTTGTGCAAGTTGGTTAATAAGTTTTACACCATCAATTTGTCTTCTAGTATACAAGTCCTGCATTTTATTTTGTATCTCAACTGCAATTTTTTTGATAATTTGAGATGCTGGTGCAACTATTTTACCTTCTTCTAAATCTTCACCAAATACTTTCTTGAATTTTTTAGTGTGTTGTGAGGGTTTGGTTTCTGCAGACTTATCGCCTGGTGCAGGTTCGTATGCAGAAGGGTCATCATCGTCTTTTTTAGTTCCCTTCTCAAAGTGTCTTGCACGTGCTTGTTTAGTGGACTTTGCCATATCATCACCCTCAGCGTCTTTTGCATAATACTTAGACGGTTGAGTTCCTTCTCGGTCTTTGATATCCTTATCTTGTGCGACCTTTTTCTTCTCTAATAATGTATTTAATAAGTCCATGATACTATTTAGGTCAATTAATTCTTGTTGCAACTGTCTTCTTACCAGTCTTTCTGTTTTTGGTTATTTTTAAGTCTGACTTGAATGGACTTGGTTTATCGGGTGTTTTCACTGTATCTTTACCTTTACCTTTCATCTTCAGTTCGTAAGATTTCCATTTCATTGCAATTTTATTTTTGGGAAATGAAGTAGTCCACCCCATTAATTTTGCATAGAGACTATTCGCTTTCTTTTCTAATGATGCAAGGTCATCATCATTCTTAACTTCTACAAAATTTCTACCAAAAATTTTCTTGAGGTCATTCATATTTTTTTGTGCAGTTTCCCAATCTTTTTGCACAATTTCTTTTGGTAGTTTTCTTGCTCTCATTTCATTTCGTTTTTGTGCATTTTCTAAAGATGCATTTACGAATATCATTTTGTATTCGTATCCAATTCTTTCTAACATCTCCACGTATTTTTTCACTTTAGTGAGGTTTGCACTTGTAGTGTCAAATATCATACCGAGTCTACCCATAATATAGTCGTCCATATTTTTTGTAGTGATTTTCTTTGCCTTTGCACGAATAGGGTCTATCTTATCAAAGTCTGCACCTCTAAGGTCAAGTGTAAGTCCTGCCTTTTTAAGTCCGTTCTCGAATGCTTTATCTGTATTGACAAGTTTAAGACCAAGTGCCTTTAAAGATAATTTATCTACGACTGTAGATTTACCTGAACCTGGCCCACCTGAGAAGAATACTGCTTTGAATATGCCAGGGTCATATACACCTTCTGTAATTAAATCTTCTACCATATAGTGTGGAAGTGTACCTTCTGCAATACCCATTCCTTTACGGATATCTTTATATAATAATTCTTTATCCCTCTTGTTTCTTGTAGGAACTCCTTGTGAGAAGTTTTCAAAATCTCCCTTCTCTGCATATGCTCTCATTTTACTTGCACTCATTCCACTTACGTCATCACTATTAGAATCTCTTTCTCCTGCAGATACAACTTCAATAGAATCAAACTTGTAGAATCCATGACGTGCTTTAACTCCGTTATATTTGTTCAATAACATGTCAAATTCTTTGATACGGTCTGAACCTACAACCATTCTTATTTTTTTATATCCTTTATAGTGTAGTTCATTTGCAACATCAAACACTGTTCTTGCATTTGCATCAACAACAATTCTTCCGAAAAATCTTCTTAGATATTTTATTTTGTCTTTGTGTGATAGTGGATTTTTTTGACGGTCATTTGAGTGTGAAGTGAATAATAGAACATCATCACCTTTTGATTCTTTCTTCAATTTATCGACTAACTTTGCATGTCCAGTAGTTGGAGGATTAAATCTTCCGAAGCTAAACACTGCACCCTTGTCTTTTGCTTCTGTTAAAAATTTACCAAATGTTTTCATTACTTGTCCCAGTTCTTTTGTGCAGTAAAGTTATTGAATGCAAACTCCATTCTATCTACAAGTTTGACTGCACTTCCTGATTTATCAATTGCAACATATCCCTCGGGATTTACAACTTCAAATCCTGTTGTTGTTTTCTTAAAGGTTCCTATACTCTTTACTCTATTTAGTCCCTCAATAATCAACTGTTTTGCAATTACTAAGTGTTCCATGAACTTAGTAAGATTGGTAATGAACTTATTTAAACTACGAAGTTCATTGTAAAGTTGTTCTCCAATCTCTGTTTTAATTTGTTTTGTTTTTTCCATTTTAACTTTTGCAACTACCTTATCTCTCCAGTAATTTTCAAAATGTTTCATGTATCCATTGTATGTTGGTTTGTATGAGCCACCTCTTATAAGTGTATTGCAATATGTTTTGTAAGTTGCACCTGCACCTTTCTTTGCGATAGTCTCCTGTATTTTTTGAAACTTAACTAAGTCTGTTTTTTTGATTCCATGGAATGCTTTACCGACTAGAGATAATTCTTGTGTAAGTTTAAGTGTTTCTTTTGCAGTAAGTGTTGAATTACCCGACACATCTTTATATGATGCATCATCTATCCAAACATCTGTACTACTTCCAAGATTGGATATATTTGCACCAAAACTTGCAGACAAGTCTTCTATTGTTCCACCAGTGTAAGTAGTGTGAAACACAATACCCATTTTAGAACTATCGATTGTCTTACCCAATTCAGAATCTTTATCTACAGCATATAAAATAGTGTTTGGTTGGAAAGTTATATATTCTTTACCATCTATAATTTTATTTGTTTTATCATCAGTATACATTAAATCACCTTGCATGATTGTATTCCAAGATAGTTTAGATAAACACTGAAATGAAGTTAAGAATTTTTCTTGTAGTTGACCCGAAAGGTCTGAGTTTTTAATTTCGTGTTCTGAAGTATAGAACTTAGGTTCTTTATTAAATAGAGATTTTTTTGCAACAAAGAACTGATTAGTTTCGGGGTGTTTACCACAAAAGATTGCAGGAGCTCCGTCCCATTTTACAGTCATATTTACAGAAGATTTAGAATTACCCTTCATCATGTCTCTAAGACCTCTTAAGAAGTTTATCGCACCACGACCACCATCAATCCCCTGATTGATAATCTCGTCTTCTAAATGTTCAAGATGTAAGTTTTTTGCACCCATAGTAGTAATTATACACTTTTTTTATGTGTTTGTCTACTATTTAGGTATTTTTAAAGGGTAGTATTGATTATGCAGGGTCGGCTTGCATAGTTGCAAGAGTAGATTCTGCAGTTGCAAGTTCACTCTCTTTAGTTGAAATCCATGAAGTCCAATTACCGTTTTCATAACCCTCTGAACCAATCATTTCCCACTGCCACCAATCGTAGTTTACATCAGGAAGCATAGTTGTTCCACTATCGACATATGATTCGTTGAGAGTACCAGTCATTGAATTAGTTGCAGAATTGTATGTTTTACCACTCCAAGTTGCATTTGGATTGTTGGTTCTCCAATCTGCCCAAAATTGAGTTCTTGTTCCATTCCATACACGAAAAGGATTACCTTTTCCTACAAAATTGTATGAAACGTCTTTGACCCAGTTTATATCTTCTTTTAAACCATCAACTATGTCTTGTTGGTCTGCAATTTGTTGTGTTGTATAAGGCATATGTACTCCGTAAGATAAATCTTATATCTTTATTTATACTTTTAAGTTCTTTGTTTAAGTAAAACTTTCATATTTTAGTAAGTGTACTACTTTTTAACTGTTTATCTATTTTGGTAATTTGTTTTTTAAGAGATTCGTCTTCTTTGTTTTGCCTAAGTTTTTTCTTCAATTCAATTTTTTCTTGAATCTTATTAATCACGTCATTAGGTTTTAATGTTTTTTTAACCATAATTTCTAAAACTTGGGGGTTTATATGCTTCCTCTCTCATACCAAATGGAACTGGAACTACAGATAGATTTCCTGAAATTGTAATTCTATAGTCTTCAGAGGTATAAAAAGGATATACAGAATGAGTTGTTTCTGAAGGGAATATTAAACCCACCCCCTCATGTTTTTTTGATATTCTTATAGAATGGTCTGTTGTATTTTTTACATATGGGTCAATTCTATGTATATTAAAACAACTATTTACTCCTGATTTGTCATTATAACAACTACTAAGGTCTGAAAAATGACTAAATTCATCTGTATCATATGGTATTTTCATAAAAACCACAAATGAATAATCACCACTATGTGTATGTGGAGGATTGAATTCATATCTTTTTTGATAATTTACCCACAAATTATCTAATTGTATTGCCCATTCGGTACCATTAGGAGTCATTTCTTTTATTTTTTGTTGAAAAGAAGGTTTAAAATTGTCACCATCTAAAATATCAGCAGATACTCCAGTGTATTCAGGTATAACTTTTCTAGTTGCTTTCGTATCAAATCCATAAGTGTCCTCATATTCATATACTAAAGATTCCAAAAATATACTAAATTTTTCCCATAGTTTTGGTTTAATATTTTGTAAAGAAAACTCACTTCGTAAATGACCTGCAAGGTTTGGAACCATAGTATCAGTAAGATTATCATTTGGTTCTGTGCCTATATATTCATTCATAATCTCTGAATATATGTCTGTTGGGAGTTTAAACTGTACAACTCCACTTGTGGATAATTTCAATTCTCTTGTAATCATATTTTAAAATCACTATATTTTGCATGACTCCCTTTATCAAATACTGGTGTATCATCTGAAGAGTCATATAACTCTTCTTGTGCTTCTTGTTCACAATCATAGAGTTTCATTCTACTTCTATCGATTCCAATGACAAATCTTTTGAAGACTGTAGGGTCATTGTATCGATTCTTTAACTGTTTGACTACGAGTTGGTCTAGTTCTTCTAGTTCGTCACTAGTAATCAATGCAAACATAAAGTCTGCAGTTGCAGGTAGACCAAAAGATTCTGAAGTATCAGTAAGTTCGATATCACTATTTCCATAACCACTTCTAGTAGTTTGAGTTGCACTCACTATGGGGACATCATACTCAACTGCAAGTCCTCTAAGTTCTTCTGCAATACTCTTTACAAGTGTGTAAGAGTTTGCACCTTGACCTGGCCTTACTCTATGTGATGCACATATATTTAGGTAATCTATGAATATCATATCAGGACTGAAATCCTTTTTCAAAGAAAGTTCCTGTAGTAGGTGTCTGAAGTGTCCCACGTGTGCAGATGCAGTAGGATATTCTTTGATAATCAGTTTACCTTTAGTTTTATCTCTTAGTTTATCAATCTTCTTATCATACATTTTCTTAGATAAGTCGGGAAGTTCTTTCATAGGAACGTTCATGATGTTCGCATCAATACGTTCTGCGATTCTCTCTTCTGACATTTCAAGTGTAATGTATAGAATATTCTTGTTCATCATCAGAGCGGCACCTGCCATATGACACATGAATAATGATTTACCAACACCAGTTCCTGCAAGACAAATGTTTAGAGTCTTGTTAGGTAAACCACCCTTGGTAATCTTGTTGAAGTATTCTATATCAAACGGAATCTTCTCTTCTTCCGTGTGATAGAACTCAAATCGTCTATCTGAATCTTCTATTTGGTCGTGTCCAATGTGTGTGTCAAAGGACACGGAAAGTGCATCTTTCAATAGTTCGGGTATTTCACCTTTAGAACGTTTAGACTTTTCATC